AGCCTCGTCTACCCGGCGCCACCTATGCGCACCGAGGCCCTGTTGCCCCAGGGCTGTCCACTCCTCACCCATGCGGCGCAAGAGATCATCAGCCGGTGCATCGCCAGCCCCGTACAAGTCGGTCACACAGCGTTCCGCCAACACCAGTCCTTGACGCAGCCGGGCCTTGTCCCGCACGATCCGGCCGTACTCCGCGATGCCGGCGGCGGTCGGCGCAGCCGCCTGCAAGGTGGTCAGGTAGGTCGTTCCCCCGACCCTATCCAGCTGACCCTTCGCGGCAAGCGCATCCGAAACCGTCACCAAGTCAGCACGCGACCCCTCCTCGTGCACGGCCAGGATCGCCCGGTAGATCGCCTCATGGACCGGAGCGTAGAAATCTCCCGCCCCCAGGTTCTCCTGCGCCCAGATCACTGCATCCCACTCCAGCAGCATGGATCCGAGGACAGCGCGTTCTGCTTCTTCGGAATGGGGAAGTGGCTGATCGGCTGGAGATGGCATGGTCTACCCATAGTAGGGTTCTTCCTCGGCGTGGAGGCGGAAGTAGAGGGCGTCGTACATGTGCTTGAACGTGGGCACGTTGTAGCCGGCGCGGTGCGCCTGGGGGTCATTGAGGCCGCAGTAGTAGGAGTAGACCTCCTTGATCTCCGCCTCGGGATGACCCGACCCCAGCAGATCGCGGAGACATTTGCCGTCTCGGCCAGGGGCGAGTGTGGGGCACCGGCTTCGTTCCTTCCGGTAGGTGTCGTGGACATACTGTAGGAGGCGGTGGACGGAGGGTGCGTCGTTGCCTTTGGGTTTTTCACACCATGCACAGCTCGCCGCAGGCGACGCTGTAATATCTTGTTCTTGAGTCTGGTTCACTACTGAGTCTAGTTCGTGTCCCGTTTTGCTACTAGTAGGTAGTGCCGTTTTGGGACTGGTGTGGTGCCGTTTCCGTACTGGTAGCTGGTACTGGGTGACGCGGCCTTTGTCCCGGGTCAACTTCAGGTATCCCCCATTTTCCAGGTAGGTCAGGTCGGTGCTGATTGTCGTCCGCCCCAAACCTAAGTCGCGTTGGAAGGCGGCGTAGCCCGGCCACGCGTGTCGCTTCTTCCCGGCTCGCCAGTCTATGTAGGCGTAAAGCCTAATGGCCGAATGGGGTGCCTTCCTGTCACAGATGAGGTTCTCGGGGACAGCCCCGAAGGTCTCAACGACGGCCCTCCATTCAGATGGCTGCTGCTCTTCGCTCGCTGTTTTCCTTGCCATGTGTCCTTCTCGTTTCTGTTGGCCCCCGCCACCGCCAGGGAGACGGGGGCCGTGCTCAGGTTGGTATTACCCACCTCTGGCCTCAGGGCCGCCTTCGTGTCCTCACCCTTCTGCAAGCGGTTCACGTACTGCCGCCGCCTGACTGCACTTAGCACCGCCGGTGCCGCGAAATACGCGGCGTACCAGCAGTTGGTCTGCGACACCCGTTGGCACGCGCGACTGAGTTTGGTCAGTTCGTCTGCCGTCATACCGGCCACCGCTTGGTTGAGCCTCGCCTCCAGCGCGAGCCACTCCTCCGCGAAAGGCTTCAGCCGATCCTGCCAGGTTTTCCTCATGTCACTCCTCCGGCCTCAGGGCCGCCTCAATCCGGATCCTGCGGTAATGCGAAACCGCTCTTTGCCCCCAGCTTCGCGTTGAAAACCACTTCACAGTCGCAGCAACGGCCGCCGCGCTCCACCAGCCCCGCCAGTTCAGTCTCCACGTCCAAGCCTTCGCGGGTCAGGAAGGCCCGGGTCAGGCGGTGGTCGTTGGCGCACCCGTCCGTCCGGGGTGGGTCGGCCGTGAAGGTGATGTGACTTTCCAACGCGCCCAGCAACTTGATCTCCTGGTCCCTCGTCATCCTCATTCTCCTTCCAGGTCATCTGGGGCCGGCCCTGGCCAAGCCTGGGGGGCAGCCAGGGGCGCAAGCAGCTAACGAGGACCCGCATCCCCGCCCCAGTTGCCACGATGCTCTGCGCCGGCCCCATGTCCATCCGAATGTCCCTCCGTCAGAAGTCATATCGGGCGCGGCCCCCGGTGCGAGCTCACATAGCCCGGGGCGAGCGGTGAGCAGATCGGCGACGTGATGCGCCACGCCGCGCCGCGCCCGAGTAGACGGAGGACGTAGGGTTGGCGGAGACGCTCACGACTGCCGCCTTCCCCAACCGTCCCCCGCATCCCAGCCAATCCTGCGCTGGGAGGGATTGCCCCCCGGCCGCTGCCGGCAGGCCCTGGCTTCGTTAGACCTCCCTTGTGGTAGGTATCCACGCAGGGTTCTCCTGCCAGTCGCACCGGGGGACATCTTAGTCACGTCTGCTTTCGCCCTCACACCATCCGCTCCGCCCTCTGTGGGCAGGATCGGGTGCACCACTCTGCCGCGCGCACCTCATCTGCGCTGAGTACTGAGAGGACGGATCCTCGCCTCTCCCAGTCCTTCACGGCCTTTGCTGCCTCGGCCAGCATTCCGGGCGTGAGGACGACGGCAGCCACCACATGCCCGCATACGGGATCGGTGGCCACATAGCAGGGATAATTCGGCTCAGCCATCGGGGGCCTCGTCACCCTCGCCAGGTTCGCGCTCGCGCGCGGCCTGGGCCCTCTTCATCGCCCCGAAGTCCGTGATGCAGGCCCGTAGGTCATCATCCGTCAGTTCGCTCAACTTGGTCACGTCCCGCTGCTGGCGGTCGCCCCCGTGTTTCAGGGCGGCCGCCCTATCCAGGCCGGCGACCTCCGCCGCGTCGGCGAACTGTCGGAGCAGGCCGCGCCGGGCCTCACTCAGCCCGTTGGCCGGACTCTCGGGGGCGGGGGCGGCCTCCGGCAGGGGGCGAGCGGCCTCCGACGGATCAGGGGGGGCCACCTCCGCGGGCGCGGCGTTTACCACCTCGCCCTCGACATATGGCTGGCCGACCTCCTCCTCCAGGTACATCCGCCCGATACCTGGGTCGGCCAGGCGGTGCGCGCCGGCGATGGCGCACTTGCCCAGCATGATGATCGGCATGGCGTTCCAGGGGTTGTCGGCGCCAGGCCGTTGCTTGCGGAACTCCTTCAGGCGTGCGGTGAATCTCACCGCCTCTTGGTACCCCCGCACATACACCTCGCACACGGCCGCCAGCACGTTCTCCAGGGTCTCCAGGCCGTCGGGGATCCGCTTCCCGTCGGCATTGACAAACCACTGGGAGAAGCCGGCGTAGTCGGGACTGCGCTTCGCCTGCCGCATGAGGTGGTGGTACCCCGTGACCAGGGCCACGGCCCCATCGGCAGCATACTTGATCGGGTAGAGGTCGCCCTGGAACGGGTTGGCCCGCTTGGACCTGCACTGGTGCAGGAAGAGCAGCCATTCGCGGTCGGTGAGCGGGTACTTGCCCCTAAAGAGCTCCTTCACGTCGGCGAGGGACAAGGACACGTCTGTCCCCGCGTCGTCCGTCCACTGGACGACCTGGGTTTCGGTCGGCCGCGCCTGGATCGGCGCGAGTTTGCGGCGCACTGGCAACTTCGGTTTCTCCGCCATCTCAGTTCTCCTTGGTGATGGTGATACGGGTCGTGGTAGTGAGTTTGGTGGGCAGTCCCGCCTTGACCTCCGGCGGGATGCTGGCGAAGTCGGTTCGCTGCTGGATACTTTCGGTGATGGTGAGTTTCCAGCCCGGCACGGTGAGGATGGTGGAGGACTGTTCCTGGCCGCGCACCTCCCGCAGGCCCAGCAGCGCGGCCTTAGCCTCCTGCATCCGTTTCTCGGCAGGTCGGGCCTGCGCGGCGGCGGCCAAGTAGCGATCCACGATCTGCTGCTCGACCGGGTTCAGCGGCGCGTCCGGGGCCGTGCCCGGGTCGGTCGGGCAGATGCTCAGGTAGGCGCAGGAGTCGCAGTACAGGCGCTCTGGCGGGAAAGGCAGGGGGTCGGGGCCGGGATGCTCGCCAAAGAGCCGGGTCACGTGCCGTATCCAGGTCTCCACGATCTCTGGCACGGCGGGGAAGTCGAAGGCCCACTCGCGGTGGAACGTGGCATACAGAAGTTGCCCCGGCCTTTGCAGGCCCAGCATGTAGACCCCAAGCTGAACCAGGTGCGCGAATGGCAGGTGTTCCTCGTGCATCTCCCACGCCGAGGTGGTCTTGCACTCGACTACCCCCTCGGTGAATACGAGGTCTGCCACACCGCGCAGATTCGTGCCGTCAACCTCCAGCTCGATAGGCACATCGCGGCGCGGCCGCCGCCCCGCGTTCAGGGCCTGGCGGTACACGTCGTCCTGGTACATTAGCCCCCAGCGGAAGCGGCGCAGCATCCCGGCAGATTCCGCCTCCGCGCGCGGCGCGCCCAGCAGCCGGAACTTCTCGCGCCGCAGGCAGCCGCCCACCTGGGAAGCCGCTAGCGCGCCGGCGTGCGCTGCCAGCCAGTCATCTTCGGCCCGCTGCCGCTCGCGGCCCGCGTCGAGGATGTCTCGCACATCGAACTCGGCGGGTGCCGTCACTTCGGCACCTCCAGAGTGAAGAACCTCCGGCACCAGCAGCACTGCACCTCGGTGCCTGAGAGGTCGTGGAAGTCGCACTCGTCGGCCATGTGCTGCTGGCCGCAACCAGGGCACTTCCAGTCGAAGCGGATGCGGATGTGATCCGGCACCACGGTCTTGACAACCTCCCCCACTGTCGCTACCATGTGGTCATCTCCTCTCATCTGGGTTGTCCTTTGGGCGCTCCCGTCTTCGGCAAGCGGACGGGGGCGCTCAGCTTGTGACCGGCTCCATGACGCATTGATGCTTCCGACAGCGGCGGATAGGCCTGACGGCCTTGGTCTTGATACGCGCGTGGTTGCGCCGCACCGCGGGCAACGTAGGGTGACGTACCGCCACTCCTTGTGTTGATAACTCATCCCTCACCCCCTCACCCACAGCCAGAGGATGAAGGCCATCAGTCCTCCGGCCGCGCATCCGCCCAGGCACGCCATACAGTCCCAGAAGCGTTCCCAGCGCGTGGGTGCCGCCTGCTGCTCCCGCCTGCCCGCTACGCGCATGAGTATCCGCGCGCTCTCCTCACTCCACTGTCTGGTCGGCATCTGTGGCCTCCATTCTCACGGCCTGATCTGCTAGTGCTTGCAAGTCTATGGTGATATTTCGCCTCGCCGCCGCCCGCGCCGCCCCCGCCGTCGCCGCCCCCGCCGTCGCCGCCACCTGCGCCGCCGCCGCCGCCCGCGCCGCCGCCGCCGCCACCTGCGCCGCCGCCGCCGCCACCTGCGCCGCCGCCGCCGGCGCCGTCCACGCTGCCTCCTCCGCCGCCACCTGCGCCGCCTGCGCCGCCTGCGCCGCCTGCGCCGCCTGCGCCGCCTGCGCCGCCTGCGCCGCCTGCGCCGCCTGCGCCGCCCACGCCGCCGCCGCCGCCTCCGCTAGGTCTGAGGTGGTGCTGTGAGGCCTGCCAAGCAGGTAGAGTACACTCTTGACCGCGTCGCGTACTTGATGCCAGTAACGCTCCTTGGTGTCTTTGTTTACGGATGCGGCCCAGAGGAGGGCTGCACGTAGCTGCACCCGCAGGCGCATACTCGGATCGGCATACCAGGCCGGTAGGGGATGTTCGCGCACGACGGTTTGGGCGTGGCATCCTACCTTGAGACCGTCATCAGCGACCACCTCGCCGGCGATTTCCCAGATACGAGCATCCGTGCCGTAGTCCGCCTCTTCGGGGTCTCGGAGCAGGGCGAGGTTGACGCTCCGGTACGCGTGTAGCAGGCCGGCTTGGCACAACACTGTGCCGCGCTCGGCCTCTGGGATGGTATGGGTCATGCCTTCGGCCCACTGGATATCGCCATGCTTCGAGCGGCCCTCAGCCGTCGTCAGCCGGTACAGTTTCTCAGTCGGCATCTGTGGCCTCCATTCTCCTCAAACCCCAGCACCCCCGCCCGACGCGTACTAGCAAGTCTTGGGCGGCGCGGTTGGCTCTCAGACTGTGCGTGATTCGGTTGGATAGGTTCTCTGCCCGCAGGTCAAGGTGCGGACACGCCTGCTCTACCCCCGGCCGCATTTCCTTGGACGAGAGCGGGTGGCCCGTTGCGCGTAGGAGGTCAATCACCACTTGCAGCAGTGTGCCCGGCCTGGGCGCTTGCTGAGCATCAGTAGGTGGGTCCGCTGGCGGCTCCTCTTGATGTGGCGTAACTCCGCGCCACCCCGTCTCATCGGCCCACTGCAGCAGGGCCTCGGCACTGATCTCTGCCGCTTTTGGCGGGGTCTCGGCGTGGTTTGGCGGGGCCACAGAGGTTTTGGCGCCAGTTTGAGAGTGCGCCAAAAGTCCCTCTGGGAGTACGTGTGCGTCCGCGTAGGCCTCCCGGAGCACCTGCTGATGGGGCGCAGGCCACTCCTCGAAGAGGAACAGCCGCTCCGCCATGTCCGGCAGGTTCAGGCGGCTGCGGCCAGGCGCAGGACGCGGCGGCGTAGGGCCGGCACCCTCGCTGAACGAACTGTGGCGAGTTCCGGGTGTGGGGCCGACCTGGGCAACGCCTGTGCCTTGGCGGCCCCTGTGGTGTGACTTGCGGCGCTCGGCAGGGAGGTGGGGATCGCGGCCGCTGGCGGTCTTGGTGGTCATGGAGTGGCCTCACCCTTGGCCAGCGCCAGCGCGCGGGCGTGGCCCACACGGGCCTCAACTTCGGTCGCGTAGCGCTCCTGGTAGTCGTCATCCTCGCCCCCGAAGATCATGGTCTCGAAGATGAGGGGCGGCCCGGTCTCTCCATAGTTGTGGTCAACGCCCAGGAAGACGGTGCTCACCCTGACGTTGCCAGGCAGTTCATCGCGGCAAATCTGCCGATCGGCGCGCTCGAACTCTTCCGCCCACTCAAGAGTGGCATTCGGTCCTGTGATCGGCGTGGCGTCGCGGCGGTAGCACTTGGCTCTCATTGGTTTGCCTCCGCCGTCGTAAGTCTCCGCGTGCTCCCATCTGGCCGCACCTCGGTCACCGCGTCGTCCGGCTCGCCCTGGGGCGGCCGGTTGCTGATCTCGTACTCACCCCGGTAGGCGTAGATGTACCAGGGTTTGCCGGTCAGCGCGGCCTGGGCCTTGGCCGCGTTGGTGGCCTGCCTTACCTTCGTGGTCACTTCGCCCGGCTTGCCTTCTTGCCAGCCGCGATGAGTTCGCGCACCCGCGCGGCGCCCAGAAGCCCGGCCCGCTTGTAGTGCTCGGGCCCGTGGCGGCGCAAGGTTTCGCTGCCGCCCTTGTGGCCGATGGCCTGGTAATGCTCGTGCGGATGCGTCTCTGCGGTCTTGCGCCCGCCGCGTTGCCCAGCCTCCCGGACTGTCATTTCCCTCGCCATCTTCCCGTCCGGTGCTAACAGGAGTTCGCGCTACATAGCACACGCGAAAGCCCCTCTTTCAGGAGTCCCGGCCCCGGGTCGCAAGCTGGTGGAGTCAGCATTCCGAGTCCGAGGCCCCTGAAGGGGGGGCCTTGGTCTCCACACCCTTGCGACAGGGCGATCTGGTTTCGCATCTATCATATACCGCATCCGCGCCCCTGTCAACCGTCGGGGCCATCTTTTTTCCGGCCGGTCTCAGAGCAGGGCCTTCGCCAGCCTTAGTAGCACCCGTTCCAGGGTTCGGTGAGGTCGCTGCAGTACCAAATACAGTACGCGAACTCTAGGGCGAGCAGGCAACCTAGCGCGATCCATAGCCAGGTCATGGTTTCCCTCCCAGCAGTGCCTTCGCCACCGCGTTGGCGGCCGCCTGCCTGCCGTTGGTGTCTGAGTGTAGATAGGTCGCGGTTGTTTGGATCGAGGCGTGGCCCAGCAGGTCTTGCACGGTGCGCACGTCCACTCCTGCCCGCAGGGCGTGCGTCGCGTAGGTGTGGCGGCAGGTGTGCGGCGTGAAGCCGAGGTCGGCCAGGCCTGCGCGGCGCACGATGCGCTCCAGCATCTGCCGCAGCGTCCCGCCCGTCAGTAGCAGGCCATGGCCTTGGCGGGTGACAAAGAGGGCCTGGCTACCATTCTCCACGCGCACTGGCAGGTAGGCCCGCAGCGCCTCCACGGTCTCGCCAGGGATGGGGACGATCCTCTCCTTGTCCCCCTTGCCATGGCGCACCCGCACGCTGGCGCTCTCCAGGTCGCAGTCGCCGACCTCCAGGCCCATGACCTCGGCGGAGCGCAGGCCCGCCGTGACCATGATGAGCACGGCCGCCCTTTCCCAGGGCTTGCGCTGGTCGCAGGCGGCCACCAGGGCCTGCACCTGCTCGCGGCTGAGGTAGACGGGCAGGGTTTGGGGCTTCCTCGGCAGGGGGATTCGGTGCACGGGGTTGCTGGCCACCTGGCCCACGTCTTGCAGGTAGCCGAAGAATGAGGCAAGGCAGGCGTACTTCCGCCTGCGCGTGGCAGGCCCGTTGTCACCAAGGGCGCTGCCATACCGGATCAAGTGCTCGCGCGTTACCTCGCGAGGATCCGACACGCCGACCTCCTGCGCATACTGGCAGAACTGCTGCGAATCGTGCTTATAGCTCCGCACGGTCTCCGGCGATCTGTGCAGCGTCCCGCGCAGGTAGGCCAGCCACTCGGTTATGGCCTCCTGCATCGTCATCATGGTCTCCTGGCAGGGGGGCATTGGATACATTCCACGGCTATGCCGTTTGCTCGCTTGGTCAGTCGCGCTTTCGGGGCTGCGTTGTCTTTCGTACCACGGTGACTCGGTACGTCGGCTCATCAGTCTGCTCGGGCGGGCAGGGATCCTCCGTCCTGATGTAGACTCTCTCCCCCATGGCCCCCTTCCCTCCGCAGGCGCCATCCCAATAATCCTGTCCGACGGTCGAGAACAGGTCGCCGGGCTGTAGTTCTCCGGCCTTGATACGCGTCGCCCTGATTCTCACTTGCTTGGCTCCTTTCTGGCCGCACTAAGGGCGGTCGGTCGCTTGGTTGGTCTTCCGCCAGAGTTCGCGCAATCGCCGTTCCTCGGCTGCCTCGCGACAGTCCACGCAGTAACGGCGCTGGCCTACGACAGCGGTTTGGCTTGCCACCACTGGGCGCCTGCATCGAGCGCACCGTATTGTGGTTGTCTGCATGGCAAGGCACCTCCTTGCTGTGCCGGCCCCGGGCCGTTCCAGCAGCGCCGGGGCTTATCGCTCCTGGCATCACCCCAGAATCAGCGTCGCCAATCCACCATCGTCATTCCAGCGGTAGACGCGGGCCCGCTGTACGGGCGACTCTCCCACCAGCAGGGCTTCGCGGTACAAGCAGGCCTGCCGGAAGGTGGCGAACCCTGTTGCTTCGCGGTCGTCTCCTTCTGCATCTGTGTACAGCACGTCATAGCTCAGTGTCATGGCCTCTCTCTCCTGTCTCAGTCTGCCCACCGCCCTGCCCTCGCCGGGCTTCGCCAGCCTGCAGATCACCGGCAGCCGTCTGTGGGCCGCAATCCGCAGACTACCGCCAAGGGCAGGGGCTAGGCACTCTCTCAGGCGCGATCCAGGCTGCTGCTACCATCCGGGTTCACCCGGTACACCCGCCGCCTGCTCTGCGCGGGGAGATCGGGCCTGTGTCCACACACTTGGTAGTGTGGCCGGTTGGTGCTGTTGACTGTGCGCACCCACCGCGGCTTGTTGTCTTTGGCGGCTGCCTCCGCCGCTCGCGTCAGCGCGTTCTGTAGCCTCGTCGGCTTACGCTCCTGCGTCCAGACCTGTGTCCCACATCCGCAATCGCAGTCCTTGAGCACTCTCGCCATCTTCCCTGCCTCCTCGCCCCTCCCGGGGCACGTAGTAAGCCGCGCGCCCTCGGGCGCCAGCTTCGTGGAAGCGAGGCCAGCGGAGAACGCGCGGCTATCATCTGCGCCTGAGACTGCCCGCAAACTGTAAAGGCTGCCGCCCATCGCCAACCTCGCTTCCACCCTACTTATTCCATACCCTCCCCGCGGCCCCTTTCAACATGCCGCTTGCCCGCTATATATTTTTTTAGCTCCCTCAGACAGCCCTTGCACGCTTGGTAGGACTTAGCAGGCCACAGAACTAGGCGGCCAGGCGCCCTTGACACAGGGGGATCCGCGTGGTACGCCGTGTGCATGGCACATACGGATCTACCTCGGGGCGGAACCACCAAAGGCCAGGGGGGAGAGGGGGTAGGGGGAGTGGGGGGCGGGGAGGGGGTGCAGGGGGATACACCAAGGACCGGTAACGGGCGGCGCCGACTACACCTGACAGCGCGCCAGCAGGCCTTCGTGAACGAGTACTTGGTCACAGGCGTGGGTTATCACGCGGCCATCGCGGCTGGGTACAAGCCAAATCAGGCCGCAAGCCAGGCCAGTAGGTTGCTGACAAAGAATGCGAATGTAGCCCGCGCGGTCGCCGAGGGGCAAGCCAAAGCCGCCGCAGCAGCCCAAATCAAGCGTGAGGAGGTGATCGCTGGCCTGCGGGGCATGGCAAGTCGCAAGGAGGACAAGGTCGCTGTGGCTGTTGTCCGTGCTTTGGAACTCCTCGGCAAGGAAATCGGCATGTTCAAGGAGTCCATCGAGGTCACCGGCGAGGATGGAGGGCCTGTCAGCTTCGTGATAGCGGCTGTCGGGGCTGTGCGAGGCCGCCAGGATGCCATCGAGGGCGAGTGCAAGGCCCTGCCGGAGCCTGATGAGGGTGAGGATGGGGCCGCGATGGACTGATAATCAGTGTTCGCGGTGCATGGCCTGCCTGCCAAGTGGCTTGCAGCCTGGCTTAGGCGATCCTTGCGCTAGGTTGGTACTGCCAGGCGCATATGCTGTTCCCTCCCTGCGATGGGTGGGCCGTACACCTAGCGTGCCCGCGTCGCGATGCCCCCCTCCCCCGCGTTCGAGGTGGTCGCCCCCGTCAGTCTCGATGTACCCCCCTGCCAGGGTCTTTCTCTGCTGCACACTACAGAGACGCGCGCGGGTTCCTTGTGGCCCACCACACCCTCACGCGCGAGGCTTCTAACGCATGCCTGACCCTGGCGTATTAGAGGGGGCGAAGCGGGAGGCGCGGCGTCAGTGGGAGCATTTTCGGGCACTGGGGTGGACGGGGATAGAGTTAGAGGATATTGAGGGGGAGGCGGTGCTGGCGGCGCTGGGTGCGGAGAGGGACTGGCGGCCTGACGGGGGGGCGGGGCTCATGACGTACACGAGGCAACGGGTAGAGGGGCATCTGAGGCATTACTACCGGGACGTGGCAGGGATGATACGGATACCGGCGTGGCAGCAAGAGCCGGGGAGGGTAGGGAGGGGACTGCCGGCACCGGACGGGCGGGGGGTGATGGCGATGGCACACACGGCGGGGTTGATGCAGGAGGAGGCGGGGAGGAGTGTGAGGGGGGCGACGAGGCCGGGGCCGCGGCCGGTGGACTTTGACTCATGGGTGGGGTTCACGCGGCGGCAGATGGAGGCGGAGGTAGCGGCGCACGAGCACAGGCACACGTTGTACGGGGGAGCGGCGGGGGGGGGCAAGAGTTACTGGCTGCGATGGGCGCTGATACGGGATTTGATCGGCTGGTACGGGGCGCTGGGTTTGCGGGGGGTACAGGTGGGGTTGTTCTGCGAGAGTTTCCCGGCGTTGGAGGACAGGCACATCAAGCGGATACAGGCAGAGGTGCCGTTGTGGCTGGGGAAGTGGCATGACGGGAAGCACGAGTTGAGATTGGCAGGGAAGTATGGTGGGGGTGTGTTGTGCCTGCGGAACCTAGATGAGACGCAGAAGTACCTCTCGGTGGAGTTTGCAGGGATGGGGATTGACGAGTTGACGCAGAACCCGGAGATGGTGTATGACTTCCTAAACACGAGGTTACGGTGGCCGGGGTTGCCGGCGGAGGAGTACCGCATACGGTCGGGCACGAACCCTGGAGGGCCGGGACACCTGTGGGTGAAACGGCGGTGGGTAGAGAGGGGATTCGCGGGCAAGGAGAGGCCTGGGGACTACGCCTTCGTGCCCGCGAAGGTAGCGGATAACCCTCACCTGCCACCTGGCTATGCGGACACACTCGCGCACCTACCGGAGATGCTGAGGAAGGCATACCTGGAGGGGTCGTGGGAGTTGTTTGCGGGGCAGATGTTCCCGGAGTGGGACCCGGAGGTGCACTTGGTGGAGGCGATGCCCGAGGGATGGGAGAAGTGGCCGAAGTTCCGGTGCATAGACTACGGCTACTCGGCGCCGAGCGCGGTGTACTGGGTGGCGGAGGGGCCCGACCGGACGGGGTACGTCTACCGGGAACTGTATGAGGCCGGGCTAGGACCGGCGGGTCTGGCGGACGCCATCGTAGCGATGAGTCCAAAGGAGGAGGGGTTCGCCTACACGGTGGCTGACCCCTCGCTTTTCAAGCACAATGAGCAGACGCACGTGAGCAACGCCTGGGTCTTGGCCCAGAACGGGGTAGAGTGCCTGCCGGGACTGAATGACCGGATTTCAGGCTGGCGGCAACTCCATGACTACCTGCGGGTATTCCCGGAGACCGACGAGGAGGGTCGAGTGGTGCAGAAGGCCCGTCTGCGGATACTGAGGAACGCCTGCCCGAACCTGGTGAGGACCTTGCCGGCGCTGGTCTACTCCCAGACGCGGACGGAGGACGCGGACTCATCGGGGGACGATCACGGGCCGGACTCTATCCGCTACTGGTGCATGAGTCGTCCCCCGTTGCAGTTGAGGGCCAGGGTTGAAGAGGAGGAGCCTGAACCGGAGTTGCCGGCGGATTCGAGGAAGTTGGCGGACATCATCAAGACGGCCGAGGGACTGAGGCCGCGGGAACTGGCGGATGAGTACACCGTGTAGTATGGAAACGGCCTAGTGATGACTGTTGAGGGCATACTCGTGGCCGCGTTCGGCCTCCTCTGGCTCCAGGAGGCAGTTCGGGGGCAGATGGCGGAGATCCGACACCGGCGAGAAATGGCGGCCCTGCTGGATCGGCTGCAGGCGGGGACGTTGCGGGACTACGTGCTGAACAGGCCCCTGGCGGAGGGCGCGGACAGGCACGTTGAGGTTGACCTATCCAGGAGTGCCCAGTCACCTGAGGTGTTGACAGAGGTGCCCGCCCCCGACCTGGCGGGTGCCCGGAGTGCCTACTCTGCACTGATGGGGAAGGGGGAGACATAATGCCGTCCCGTGTGGTAGACGATGAACGGGTCCTGACCGAGAGGGGGCCAACCGATGGCATCGGGGCCTTTCACATCCCGGATGGTGGCCTTCTCGCTAGGCTGGGTTTGCCGGAGAAGACTGGATACAGGCTCCTTCGGATCGGCCATGACCGGAAGAACGGGTGGTTTCTTCTCGTGGTTGGCCCCGACCTGCCCAAACCACCCTCCGAAGGCTTCGATGTCCCTTGGGTGCGAGTGTCTCGGGTGGATGAATATGGGCGACCCCACTTTGTGATTGAAGATGAGACTTCCCTTCCTGGGCAAACCTGACCCTGGCGGCGATGAGGCGATTGTCGCCTGGTTGGAGACCTCCTATCGGGAGGCCGACCAGGTTCGCCGCGCCCAGGAGTCCGACTGGTACTCCAACATCCTCTTCCTGATGGGAAGGCAGTGGGAGTCCGTGGCCACCGACCTCCGCAGGTTCAGTCGCACTATCCCGCAGGCCGCCGAGTCCACCAAGGTCAAAGTCACCAACAACCAGATTTTCACCCTCTGCCGGTCGGCGGCAACGGGTTTCCGGGATTACATGGCCCGCCAGATCGCCGTTCCAGCCTCCGAAGACGAAGAGGACAAGTGGGCGGCCGAGATCGCCACCGACTTCCTGGCCTACCGGATGCGGGCCGACAAGGAGAAGCCGAGACGGTTTGACGAGTTGATCTGGCTCCTCTGTACGGGACGCGTCCTACGTAAGGTCTACTGGGACCCGACGGCGACAGGTTTCGGGCCGGGTGGTAAGGTCTTGTCAGGTGCAGGTGACATCGCGATCCAGAGTCTGGACGCTTTCCGGTTCCACTTGGCCCCCTGGGCGGAGGCCGGCGAACCGCCCCCCTGGATCATAGAATCGGACGTGCGGGACATCTCCGAGATCAACGATCTGTTCCCGGGCCACGACGTACAGGCCGAGGAGTATGCCCAGGTCTGTCAGTACCGCGACCAGTTGCTCTCCTCCGCCCTGACTGGGACCGCGGCTACTCCCAAACGCAAGGATGCGGCTATCCTGAAGCGGATGTACGCCGCGCCGACCCCCAGTCGGCCCGACGGTCTCTACCTCTGCTGGGCGAACGGCAAACTCCTGGCCCGTGGAAAGTTGCCCGAGTCCGAGATGCCCCTGGTGACCCTGGACTGGTGGCCCATCCCCGGCAGGGTATATCCGATGAGCTTCGTCAGTCCTCTGCGCGACCTTCAGAGGCAGGGCAACATCTCCCTCTCCCAGATCATCGAGTTGAAGAACCGCCAGATGCGGGGAGACATGGTGGTGCGGGGTGGGGGAAAGATCGAGGAAGAGATTCGGCCCAGTGGCGCGAAGATTATCCACCTCGACCAGATGGCCCAGGAGTTTGCTTTCCTCAAGTACGACTTGAACCCTGCGCAGGCGGTGGAGCTGGTGGGGATGCTCTGGGAACAGATGAAGGCGAGGGCGGGTGTACACGAGCCTTCCCTGGGCGAGCAGACCCCGCGGGCGGTCACCGCCACCCACGTGGCCATCCTGCGGGAGGCCGACCAGAGCGGTCTGACTCTCTTCAGGTCGGCACTTGATGATCAACACTGCCTGGTAGCGCGTCTGAAGCTCATCTTGGCGCGTAACCACTACCACGTGCCTCGCATGATTCGTGTGGTCGGCAGGCGCATGGCGGTGAAGACGGGGGCCTTCTTTGGGGCCGACCTGCGGGGAACAGAGGACGTGGTGGCCGTACCTGTGCCGATAGTGACGGAGGCCCAGAAGATTCAGATGAGGGGAGAGGCTATCGCGGCCGGTCTCTTCGGCCCCTACGTTTCAACGGAGGACATGCTTGCCAAGTTGGAGGCCCTGCGGTGGACGGGAATCCCGGACATCGAGGACGACATAGAGGAGAAGGTCTCAGCGATGGGTCTCACCCTGGAGGAGCTTAGGGAGATCGTGGGCCATATCCACAGGAACAAGGCGATGGCTGAGGTGCTGGTATCCGAGGCCGCGAAGCGGCAGGCGGGCAACCTGGTGGCGGCGGCGATGCAACCGTCGCCGGCGATGATGGGGACACCAGGGGCACTCGGCAGTCCTAACGAACCCGCCCCACCGACAGCGATGGGGGCAACAGGGGTGGCGGCATAATGGCCCTCGAACGACTGGAGAAGAAGCTTGCGGAGTGGTTGAAGGACCGGGACTTCTATACGGGTATCCTTGTTCGGCCTCCCACTCCAGCCGCCGGCCGTCTTTACACGATCATGCAGATTTCGCCCTCTGAGATCATGCGGAAACCCGACTACGGTGGCACTCTCCTCTCACCACAGAACGTGCCGCAGAAGATGTGGGATCAGAAAGCCAAACGGTGGATCACGGTCCGACCGCGTACCAAGAAGGATTTGAGGAAGGCCAGCCAACGCCCCCGCCTCCACGATTGGGTGCGGGCGATGACGGACGAACAGACCCAGACGGCGTAGGAGTGGTGGCATAATGGCACGTTGGATGAAGAAGGCTTTTGGGGCGCATCCCGGCGCTTTCACCGCGCAGGCCAAGGCGGCGGGGATGACCGTGCAGGCATTTGCCCGCAAGATGCTCGCCAAGGGCAGCAAGGCGAGCACGCGGACGAAGCGGCGGGCTATCCTGGCTCGCAGGGCCAAGCAGGCGGCGAAGAAGGGGTGGTGATCGGTGGCTCCATGGGCCTCACGCGCTCAGCAACGCTGGGGGCATAGTCGAAAAGGCCTGGAAGCCCTCGGTGGGGCCGCGAAAGTGGCCGAATGGGATGCTTCGACCGACTTCAAGTCCATCCCCGAACGCAAGGGGTATGGAAAAGGCCTTACGAGGCTGATTCGCAGGGTTCGGAAAAAGAAGAGACGCAAGTAGCACCTTTGACAAGCGCATAGAGGCCAGAGAGGGCGGCTGGCCAGCC